TTTCTTGGGATAATCAAACAGGTATATTGTCAGCTGCTTCACCTTTTCAGCTTTGGCAAATGAGTCATGACAATGGATATCAAGGAGAATGGATAGATTGGTCAAGAGGATGTGGTTCAGTTTTTATTTTGGATGTAGCTAAAAATTTACCTTTATCAGCAATTGATGAAGCACCTGGTATAACTTGTAATAAACAGTTACAAATAAAGGTTGGATTTACAAATATAAATCCATATGATGATATATTTTTTTCTGTTTGGACAGTAATTATGTATCCTGGTGTCATAACTATTGAAGATGGAAGCATGGATAAACAAACAGGAGTTTTATCAAGAGAAGATGTAAGACATGCAATTGAAGAACCCATTCATGGAGAAATGACTCAATCTCACAATTACTTTGGATCAGGAATTAAAGATGTTACTAAATTTTTTAGGAAAAGCCATGAATTTTTAACTAAACACAAACCAATTTCTAAAGCTCTTAGTGCTGCACAACATTTAGGTTATGATGTTCATCCTGCATTCGGAGTTGCAAGTAAAATTGCAAGTGCCACTGGTTATGGAATGAGAAGACGTCGAACAATGCATGCAGGAAGAGGAAGAAAAAGAACCAGAAGAGGAGGTTCTTTTCTTGGAGGAGCAATGATGAATAAAGAAGAATTAAGAAAAAAATATCTTGAAAGTGCTGGTGATGATGATGATGATGATGATGATGAAAGTGAAGAAGAATATGAACAAGATGACCAATATATGAGAGAAGAATAAATTAAAAAAAAAATAATAAAGATAAGATGATTTAATATTTATTTTTTTTCTTTTTTTTTTTCTTTTTCATCGTCTTCAGAAGATTCTTCTTCTTCTTCATCATCATCTTCACTTTCTTCTTCTTCTTCATCACTACTAAAATCTGAATAATAAGAATCTTCTTCTTCATCATCATCATCATCATCGTCATCATCATCATCTCTTTTTTTCGCTGTTTTTTCTGGTTCTGCATATACTCTTTTTTTACTAGGTTTAAATCTCTCAAACACTTTTTCAAAATAACTATACAAGTTATTCAAATAATCCTGAGCTAGAACTAAATCTCCCAAATCTTTGACAATTTCATCAACTTTTAATTTTGAATCTTGTTTTTTAAGTAATGCAGTCATAGTTTGATGTTCTTCATCTGTTGTAGTTATAAGATTCACAATGTTGTCATATAAGAAATGATATAACTCATACATGTTAGATATAAGATGACCATCTTCAGGTTCTTCTAAAACAACATAGCAAGAACCATTTTTTTCAATTTCCTTAGAACAATCTACAAGAAAAGAGTCAATGACAGGTGCATAACTTTTTTGTAATTCATAAAATAAGGCAAACAAAGGAAATAATATTTTCTTCTTAGGTTGAGGCCATAAAGGTCTTTTAATAGTTCTGGAAAAAACTACTCTTTTTTTTTCTTCTTCTTTATTATTATTATTATTATTGTTATTATTATTATTGTTATCAGCATTATTATTACTTTCCATTTTTGTTTTTTTTTTTTTTTTTTTTTTTTTTTAAAAAATGGAAAAACCATTAAGTAATACCGATATTGAAAGAAAATTAAATAATAAAACAAGAGTTATTAAATATAATGAACTTCGAAATTTTTCTACAATTGAACAACTTCTTTATCCTTACGGAAATGCCATTATATTATATCCTACTGGAGTTGACATTGGCCATTGGACTTGTGTTATTTATTCTTATAATAGTAAAGGTGAGAAGATAATAGAATTTTTTGATCCTTATGGCATATCTGTTGATAACGAATTTAAATACTCTGCAAAAAAATGTCCTCATTATTTAGCTTATTTGTTATATCAAACACCTTATAAAATAGAATATAATGATAATAAATTACAAAAATTTTGCAAAAATATTAGCACTTGTGGAAGGCATGTAATAAATAGAGTATTAAACAAAGATATACCTTTAAAAGATTATAATAAACTATATGGAAATTCAAAAGGCGTTTCAGCTGATGAATTAGTAACTATTTTAACAAGTTTATAAAAAAAAAAAAAAAAAAAAAAAAAAAAATAAATAATTTTTTGAAAAAACTAACAACACATCAAATTATAAAAAATTAAAATGAGTTTAGCTGTTGCCCAAAATGTTAAACCAAAAGCTCTTATTAATCCTCAACTTGAATTTAGTGATAATGGAAAATTCGGAGTTGAGATAGGCGGAATAAAATATAATGCTACCCAAACAGTTTGCCAATCAAATGCTCCTAATGGAGGAACTTACACTTTTAATGCTCAACCACCAGGAGTTGATATCGCAATGGCCAGAAAAGTAATTGTAAAATGGCAATTTACCGTTACTCTTACTGGGCTTAATGGTAATAAAAAAGGTAATACTTTTTTACAAATGGGAGTAGTTGATTGTCCTAGAGCTTTTCCAGCTAGTCAATGTATTACGTCTTGCAATGTTCAATTAAATGGAGGAGGTCTTAGTTTAAATACAAATCAAATAATCAATGGTTTGCTTCGATGTAATTTACTTCCTCATGATTTAAAAGATTTAAGTGGAGCACCTTCTATGCTTGATACAGTTCAAGATTATGGAGTTTCAATGAATTTACCTGCCAGTAATACTAATTTAGGTATGATTGGAGTTGTAAATAGTCCCATGACTACTTTTGGAAATGCAGCAAGTGGGTTTAAATGTCCTAGAGGTTCTTGGGAAATTACAAATATTGATGACACAGTAGCTACTGCTACTACCTTTACTTTTGTAACTTATGAACCACTTTGGTTAGCACCTTTTGATGCAAATCCTAAAAATTTCGGGTTAATAGGCTTGGCAAATTTTGTTTTATCTATTACAGCTTCGAATTTTTCTAGAGTATGGTGTCATGACAACAAAAATCAACCTGCGGGTGGCTCTGGAACACTTATAACAGGTGTTTCTGCCATTTTATCAGATTATCCTATACTTTACACTACTTTTATTACTCCTCACGAAGCAATTCCTATTCCAAAAGTTTGTTTGTATGAATTTATCGACATAATTCAATACAACACTGACACTTCTGCTTCTGTAGCAATTCCTAAATTGAGTTATGCTAATGTAACAACTAGTAATGTTCAATTAACAACAATTCCTCAACGAATTCTTGTTTATGTCGAAAGAACTCAAGCTACTAAAACAGCTTTTACATCAGATACTTTTGCTAGAATTGAAGATATATCTGTTTCTTGGGATAATCAAACAGGTATATTGTCAGCTGCTTCACCTTTTCAGCTTTGGCAAATGAGTCATGACAATGGATATCAAGGAGAATGGATAGATT